AAAAGGAGGGGTGGGTCCCTGCCAGCTAGCCTTTTTCCATAACTGTTCTGTTGTGTGTTTTGTTATTGTGTTGTGTTCTGTGTTTTTCATTACCGTTCTTGTCTTGTCATTTATTATCGCCTCTGTTGTATTCTCTTTCCTTGTTCTTTTTTTCGTCGGGTTTTTTTGATGTTTCTGCGTGTCGTGTTTTGTGGTGTTGTATTATATGAGTATCGGCCAAGGTAATGGAAGGATGGAAAATAAAATGATTAATTTTAATGCTTATGTTATCGAGCTTGAAGCTGATAATAGCTATAAGGTGTGCATTGAAAATGTGTACAAGGGTATTGTTACTAATGATGGCCTTATCGATGATAGTGTTACTACGTTTGAGTCGGCACTTTCAACGGTTATTGAGATTATGCTGAGTGATGATTATGACTATGTTGAAGTTAGTCGTGGTTTATCTCAAAAAGGCCGTTTGTGTCGTAAGTATGTTATCTCGGTTGATGACGGGGATTGATAACAATAAGCCCGGTAGGTCAATGGCCTACCGGGTTCGTTGTTTGTGTTGTGTTTTGTGGTGTGGTATTATGTTAATTATCAGCCAAAGGATGAAGGAAGGATGGTGGTTGAGATGTGGCATTATTTTACTGTTGTTGACACATATACGGGGTTGGACCGTGGTTTCCGGTGGCGTGAGGCGGTTTGCGGTTACTGTGGGGTTGATTATCAATTTCAAATGTATGATGGTATGTGTGGCCGCTGGATTCCGGTGAGGTCTTTTTTGACGTGGATGACGGTTTTGAGTATTGTCGTAATTTTGATTTTAAGGAATTTTATAGGACTTATGGTGAGAGGTTTGTTTGAGTAGAATGTTTAAGGTTAATGCTTATGTGACTGAGATTGAACCGGGTCATGTGTACTCGGTTGATGTTGACGGTTTTGAGAAAATTGTTACTGCTTGTAGGGAGATTGATAATGGCGTGGTAACGTTTAAATCAGCTCTTACTAGGGTTCTTGAACATGATTATGGTGATTGTGATTTTGATTTCATATGTCGTGGTGTTAAGGACGGTGTTGGTTGCTATGTTGTTACAATTGATGATTTTGTATGGTGATTGATAACAAATAAGCTCCGCATTTTGCGGGGCTTATTCGTGCTGGAGAGGTTAGTAGTAGAGTACTTCTCCGGGGTAGATGAGGTTCATGTTACCCGAGCTGTACCCGGTGATGTTGTACATGCTGACCCCAAGCCATGCGGCGATACTCGATAGCGTGTCGCCTGACTGTACCACGTATGTGCGCGACACTGTCGCAGTGTTGCCGCCGCCATTGTGACAGATTTTATCACCGGGGTACACGATGGACGGGTTGCCGCTTGGCACGGTCACGTTCCACCAATCAGACCAGAACATGGAAACGTACTGTCCAGACTGGATGATAACACAATCAGTGTTGCATGGGGTGTTCGGCGTGCTGGGTTGCGGTGCGGGTTGCGGTGCGGGTTGCGGTGTGGGATTGGGTGCAACCTGCCCGCTACCCGCGTATGCGTGCCACGTGTTGAGGTCGCCGTAAACTACGCTTAGGTCAACTCCTCCGTTCCAACCGTTGACATAGCCGGTGCCGGTGTACTGCCATGCGACAGCAAACGGCCAATTACGTAGTGTGGGTTGAACCGCTGGAGGGTTGAAGCCGTAGATTGGTGTATAGCCTAGCGTATATGCGGCAATCCACAGCCCATAATCTCCGGCGACAACCGCCGACCAGTCGTAACTGTTTTCCGCGTACTGGTTCGTGTAGATAATCGGCTTGGTGCCCCATACGGCTTCCACGGTTTGAAGCCATGTGAGCGCCCAACTGGTGTCCCAGAGGGCGTTAGGCTCCCAGTCAAGAATCGGCACGATACCTTTGCCGATGTATCCGCGTGTATGGTCGATAAAGTAATTGGCTTCACTGACAGCGCTGTTTTCCGTGTGCGCGAAGTGGTAGACGCCGACACCCTGCCCTGCCGCCAAGGCGTCCTGTACCACGCGGTCACAATCGGGGTTGACGTATCCGACACCCTCGGTGGCCTTGGCTACGACGATTTGCGCGCCAGTGGTGGTGACGTTGATACCAGTTTGCCAACTGGATACGTCTATCATGTCCGCCGCGTTTGCGGTTGGCGCTAATGCCAACAGCAGGGCGGCGATTGCGGCAATCATACTATAGGCGATTGCTTTAATCTTCTTCATCATTGTTTTCCTTCCTGTCAATGTTGAAGATGTTGAGAATATTCGAGCTGGATAGTTCGGGGTTGATTTTCACGCAGTTTTCGATGATTGATGTGATTTCAGTCAGACAAATACCTGCGCATACGGGGATGAATACGGGTAGTCCGATTCCAAGATTGATGTAATCCGAACCGTATTCTACGATTAACGCCACGCAGATTACTGCTAGATATGTGAACTTGTGGCCGAGTCCCTCCCTCATTGTCTTGCTGGATAGTTCGCCGTGCATAATCGCATTGACCACGCCGGTAATGTAATCGATGAGCACCAATAGAAACACAATGCCGATAACGATTAACTCATGGATTGGCATGAATATTTCCTCACTTTCTTATACCTGATTGTTGTAACAAGCTGCCAAGAATCATACTGAACTCCGCCTTGATTTGCGGTGTTCCAAAACGCAATCGCCCGACGCGATAGGCGCTTAATATTTTCTGCGTCATATCGTCGGAACGTTTGAGCATCATGCAATCATTGTCCACCAGTCGGTAGTCAAACGTAAAATCCCTAGTGATTTTAGGCTGTTTTTTTGTGATTATATATAGTACTTCGTCGGTATCGCTTAATTGCTGGTATACGTTGAAAATACCGTATTCGGTGGTTTTCAGTGTGAACGCATAACCGGCGTTGTTGAAATCACTGATGAGGGTATTGGCGTTGTCCCTAAAATCATTGTTGATTGCATAATTCGCGTAATTTTCATCATATTCGCGTAAAAACTGTCCGAACTTCGACGTGGCAACCTTTGCGCTGAACCCGCCGTAATCCGCCAATTCCACCATGATAAACCCGTCGCAATAGCGTTGGTATTGCGTATGATTATCCAACTGTGGTTTCAGGTTGATATTGAATGCCGAAAAATACGGGTTGGCGAGGGTCACGGCGTTACTGCACATGATGACGCGAACCCTGTCATTCCACCGGTCAACCGTATTATAGAATTCCTCAAGCGAGGTCACTTCACCGCCCAAATACCGCATATTATCGGGGAAGATTTCATCGAAAACAATGGTGCGCACCTTGGGATACGCAACCGATTTCACTTGTCCCGCCTGCGATAGGGCGATGAAGTACCCCATGATATGCCATGTGGGGCGTGTCTTGCCATGCTTGTCCGTGATGGCGTCCCTATCGTCCAGCCAATGACATTCTGCCTGATTGCCGGACACGCGAAACTCCAATTCCGGGTATTGCTCCGCGATATCCGCGAACCATGTGCCCTTGTTTTTCTGCTCCTCCGCCGTTCTGCGTAGATAGATGAACTGCCAGCGTTTTTTAATCCAGTCGCCTATGACCAGTTTTTTGGCACCGTAGGTTTTGCCGAGACCGCGTGCGCCAATGACGAACATCCAAGGCGCGTGGTAGGATAACACGCGCCCATAATCGTAATAATCGCCCTCGGCTAACAGTTTCTCCATATATATCATTATGGCACGACATACGGACTTTTAGAAGTTCGGTGGGGCACTAGCGCCGTCCCATACGACTAGCAGATTATACACGGTCCGATACCGGCTCGGGTATTGCCCGAAAACACTGTCATTAAGCAGATTATCCAATAAACCGCCCAATGTGGTTGCTTTCGGTAGCGCCTCGGCGTATGCCGGGCCTTGATGATATGCCGACGCCCATAGTATCTGCATTTTCGCGTCCGAGTAGACTTGCGGATAATTGTTGTAATCCGTCTCGAACTGGTCACGTTGCCCCTGATGTGATTCGGTGCGTTGCGCCCATGTTTTGAACGCCGCCGACTCCGTAGGGGTAAGAGGGCGTGTAAACGGCCCGCCATTGCCCATGAGTGCCGCTATCTCGGGGCATGTTTTGGCAAACGTCGCGTAGCCTGTCGGGTCGGCGGTTTTCATCGCATTCAACACGTCCAACCGACGGTTAAACGACCATTGCGCAATCCCTATGCCCTGCCTGTTGGCTAATTCGACCGCGTCCCATTGCAATGAGCTTTCCACCGTGCCGATACAGTAGAGTGCGTAACTGCTTTTGCCGTTGCCTGTAGAGGGCGTGGCTTGGCCGCCCGAGTCACTGGGCGCTTTAGCACTGCCCTTGGCCTTCCATGTTTGGGCCGTGGCTTTGTAGAAAATCATGGTACCCGCGCCACTGTCGTTGTCGCGGTAATGGTAGATAAGATTGTCGCCCTGTTGTTGTATCCACACGTCACTGCTGGATATGCTACCCGAGTTGTTCGAGCCGGTAGGGTTCGAGCCGCTGTCATTGTCGCCGCCGTCCGGTTTTTTGCGCGGGTGCAAATATCCGATATACGCTTTTTGCAATGGGAGTAGTTTATGCACGCTTGGCTCGGGGTTTTGCGTAATCACGTCGATGGAATCGCCCTGTATTCCATCAACGACAATGGCCACGTGCGTTGACGGATAATTGGGATAGCAGACCTGCCATATGGCGACGTCGCCGGGCATAGGGTTCCATGTGTTGTCTTTTTTCTCGAAAATCTCCCCGACTCTTGCGCTTACGGGATGATGTGTGTATAATCCACCGGCCCAACCTGTCGGGGTGATACAATCCTGAACACTACACCCGTACTCATCCATGCAATATTTTGCCCACAAGTCCCAGCATTGCGGGCCCCAACTGCCGTCCATGTCCCAAAAGCGGTTTTCGGTCTGTTTCACCCATGTCCTGAAGTCAACTGCCATACATAACAGTATACCCCGCCCGGACTACCGGACGGGGTATGTTTCACGTGAAACATGGGGCGTTACGCTGGTATCAGATTACAAAATAAGAGAGTTGCAGTGTCTGTTTCAGCTGAGTGTTTGTCTTGATTGTTCCCTGACAATAGAAAGCTACGACCCCATCTCCGGTGATACTAATGTTGCATGGCCCGGAGTCATTGCCATACGTGAACGGATAGGAATTTATAAAGCCGTTCGGTCGATATCCTTCCGGCATTGTCCCGATAATGAGTGAACCGGGGTTCACGTTCGACGTACAGTTAGCGTTGGAGTGCCCGTCTACCGAACCGAAACGCACCATGATGTCGACGAATTTTGACAGCGGTGAGTAATATGCCGTCCATGATACGTTGGAAAAATGATTAGTCAGCACGTTAATTCGCTGAACCAATGCCATTGGTGACTGTCCTGAGGTTTTCAGGTTGGTTAATTCCTCCTGCACGTTCGTCGCCGCCGCCGTCGCGTTTGTCGCTTCAGTGTGGATTTGCTGTGCGGTGCCTGAGTATCCGCCCTGCTTGGTGAACGTCGTGTCCACCTGATTCCTGGTGTACACACTGCTGGCGTCCGCCTTACCTTCAACCCTATTGATCAAGCCCGACACGGCGCCCCGTAGTGCGGAAAGTTCGGTGTCCTCCGCCTTGCCGTTGATAGTGTTCATAAGGTTCTGCGCGGTCGTAGGAGACGTGACGCCGAGCTTGCTGAAATAGTCATCCAATTCGGCAATATCGTTCTTGTTGGTCTGCGCAAGCGCCGCCGCGTCATCCGCCGCCTGCTTCGCCTCGCCTGCCGCTGTGTTCGCGTTGTTCGCCGCCGCCGTCGCCGTGGTGATGTTGGTCGCGTTGGCGTACATCTGATTATCGATTGTCGTCATTGCATCAGTGAAGTCACCGCGCCATGACGGCCGGTCGTTCGGATTGTCGCCAAACGTCGGCAGATTATAGTGTCCGGTATGCTGTGTAGTTGACATTATGCTACTCCTTCACTGTTACTTGGCGGAACCGATACGGACGATGCCGTTCGCGTCCTTATACATCGAATCAAGCTCGGTCGCCGTCAATCCGAGCGTACTGGGCTGAGCGGCGGTTTTATCGACCTTGCCCGCCAGCCCCGAGGTGAGCGCGTTGGTAGTGGCGAACCCGCTTGTATCCGGGATGTCGGTTTTGCGTGCGATAGTGCCCGCCACGCCCAGCGGAGAACCGGACGTACCGTTACCGGTGAGGTCGGCGGTGTGCTCCACCGTCGTAAGCCCGTCCTCAGTAGCCGACGCGATATCATCGGCGTTCCGTTTGAGCTGTGCGTCGATTTTCGCCATGTCGCCGTTATAGTCGCCGAGCCACGTGGGGCGGTCGGAGCCGACGAACTGTGAGAGATTATAGTTTCCGGTATGCTTGGTTGCGGTCATGATGGTCATCCCTTCTTGTCGAAATTGTCAGCGGTCGGGTTGCGTTCGACATAGCGCGCATCCGCTTCGGATTGCGTGATATACGCCATGTCGGCAGGCGGATTCTCGGGCATGGATTTCCCGTAGGGGAATTGGGAGCGGCCCGGAAAATCACCGGGTACGCAATTATCAACGGCGGTTGCTTTCAAATCATATTCGCGCGCCTTAAGCGACAATCCGTCGTATTCCTGCGCGGTCAACCGCATGTCATCATAGTCACCCCAGAACAGTCCGTGATTGCGCGCATTATCGTACATGCCGCCGAGCACGTCCCCGAGCGGTTGTGTGGTGCCGTACACTGGGGAGGTGGCTACGCCCTGTTGTTCCATTTCATGAATCAGGGCCAGCAGTTCCGCGCGCAGGTCGGCCATGGCCTTGTTGATTTGCGTCACGGTGTCCGCAAGAGTCTTATCCACGGATGATGCGAGGTCGCTGGTGACTCCCTCCAGCCTGCTCAAATCGCATTGGAGGGTGTCGAGATTATAGCGTAGGCATTCAATCAACTGCAACGTGGTCAGTCCGTCCCGATAGGTGAACGGCACGGACGTGGGTACCCCGTCAAACAGGCGTTGCCGTGGAATCGTCGCGTTAATGGCAACCATGATTTACTCCCATTCTCCATAGTTATGGCAGTTGCTGAAAATTGTATCATACGACCCCCACACCTGCAAGAAACACGGTTCGAGACTCCGCACGATTTCCATGTCCACGTTGATAATCGCATTGCGATATTCGGTAATGAGGCTCATTGCAGACTGAGACCGGCCCGACGTGTGGGATGAACTCCTGCCGTCTGTCGCGTCATGTTGCCATTCCGTGCTGGATGTGCTATGCGATTGCGACGTGGTGCCTTGCGTGCTATGGCTACTGCCGTCCGTATCCGCTTGCGCCTGATTGGCGTGAGTCGCATACCGAGCGAAGTCGCCTTGTACGCCTGTTGCCGGAACCTCAGAATCATATGACTGGGACTTGGTGCTACTTGAACTAGTGCCGTCCGATGTGCTTTTGGTCGAACTATCCTGAGACGCGCTGGTTTTGCCGCTGGACTGGGCTACCGTGTTGGATGTGTTTTCACTGGTCATTTCCACGGTGTTCAGCGGGTCGTATTTCAATGCTAGCGTCCGATAACGCTCATTAAAATACGGCATGATTTCCGCCATCGTCATCCCCAGATAGAAGATGAATTGTTGCGCGGTTTCCTGTCCTATCTCCCTAAGCGCGTAATGGCGGACGATTTTCCCGTTCAACTCGGCACGATGGTTCTCATCATAAATCGGGTAATAGTCGGCGCTGAGATGTAGTTTAGTGTCAGTGTCGTAGCCCATGTTAATGAGGTTGCCGAGGGTTTCGGTGTACTCTCCGGGCGTTTCCATTGCATAGGCGCTGAAATCCTGTGTCATTACAATACACCTCCGATACCCGCATCATATGAGGCGGGCATATCGATATCCGTCGTACCGCCGGCGTTGGAGTCAAGCGCGTTGGGAACACCGGAGCTTTGCGCGTCCGCATACTCAACCCAGACATTAAGCGATGGCCACAGTCGGTTGATTTCCGTCGCCGCCGCCTGCCGCGCCTTCAGGAAACTCAACCGGAACACATCCGTTTTCTCATTGGCTTGCGCCACCTCATCCGAGATGAGCCGTTCCTTTTTCTCGGTGCCACTGGACTGGATACCCAAGTATCCCAGTACCTCGTTGGTCACTTGAGTTTTCTGCTGGATGAACTTGTCCAGCAGGTACGGGGTGGTGTTGGGCCACGGTTGGAACATGCTACCGGGGTCAAGCGAATCATAGCCGACGATATAGTCCTGCCCGTCCTGCCGTTGTTGTAGCATGTTCTGCACGGTCAGCTTGGTACGCGGGTCGGCGGTGATAATGGTCGGAAGTTTCAGACTCTCCAGGTTCACATCATACGCCTTATCAATGTCGGCCAACCGTCGTGCGTACTGCCATAGAATATCCTTGAAACTCATGCGCATACGATTATCCCAAATGGGGATGCACTCCGTGCCCGCCTTGAGTTGCTTGTAATGATAGTTGACTCCTACCGGCTCAAAACGCGTCGGGTTATTATACACGTTCAATCGTCCTTGATAGCCGGCTTGCGTGGCAAGGAACCTGCCGACACGTTTGTCCTCGAAAAACAGCGCGCACCCGTATTCACAGAGACACATTTCCAACCATCGTTCATCCACTGTCGGCGGTAGTCCCCGCCAACTGAACCGGTTCAACGCCAGTTCCTCCAGCAAATGATAGTACATTGCATCAAGACCGGCGGCGCGCGCCTTCGCGTAGTTGCCACGCGGATGCAACGCGCCCCCGACCCGATTCCTTTTAGACCTGCTCATACTACCATCATATCACTCATAACTGATGCCCGGCAGTGGATCATTGTCCGCCCAATCGGTCATTCCGATATCATCAGGACTGTTCCATACGGTAGCCCCAGACTCGAACACGCCCTTGATGGTCTGCCGATACTGCTCGGGCAAATCACCTCGCACATAGCATTCTTGCATTTGCCAATATGAGAACTTGGTCATACATTCCAGCGATTGCGGCGGCGTGATGAAACGCTGGACAAAATACCCGTAGCGTAACATGTACTCTCCGACGCTACGCAGAGCTGAGGGTGCGCACGTCTTGAATCGAACCAACACCCCGACAATGCCGTTTGCAAGATTGAATCCGTCTCCGCCGATAGCACCGGACGTGGTAGGGGGCGTCAACTGCATTTGCTGGACTTGCGCATTAATCCCGGCGATAGTGTTTTGGTAGTCGCCAAACGCGGAACGTTGCGCGTAATCCGCGTTCATATCCGCCATATTTTGGGCCAACTGGTTTGAAAGCGCTGTAGTCTGAGAGCCATACGTGTTGGCTTGACTTGTTGTGGCCGCGTTAGTACTCAGTGAATTGGCAGTGGAAAGTTGGGCGGCGGTATTGTTGATACTGCGGTTCGCTTCGGTGTTTACACCATTCATGACAGCACCGCCTAATGCCGATACCGCGCCCCCGACATTACCTGAAGCGGCGTTACCCGCCACCCCGACCACGCCGTTAACCACGTTATTCAGCTGTGCGAGGTCGGCTCGCTGATTGTTGATATACGTCGTGTTGTCCAGTCCGGTGTTAAGAGCTGTCGCTTGAATTGCGTTATTGGCGTTGCGGTTGCCGATAGCGAGTTTGTTGGCTTGGGTATTGTACTGGTTTTGCATGGCCGTGGCCGCAAGCGATTGACTAATGCCCATCTGCGCTTTTTGATATGTCCAGTCAGCTGACTGCTGATTATAGGCGCGAGTGTAGGCACTGTTTGCCATTGCCAACTGAGCACCATTGTTGACTATCACAAATTGAGGGAAATTGCTGATACCAAACGCGGCGTCCAACATTTCTCCGTTATCAATGGGCAACCCATTGTTTTTATCAAGAGGAGCAATCTCGCTTGCGCCCGCCTTATTGTACCCAACCGGGTAAAAGTTCAAGCGCGCGCCATTGGGTGCGTAATTATGCACCTCTCTAATAACCAGATTATCGCTTTGGATATTTTCGGGCTTATAGGTGATATTTGTACCGTTCAAGCAAGTGCATTCGACAGTGGAATAGGGGTAGCATTTGAGTTTTTTAAGGTTTTTATAACGTTTAGGGATATTAAAATTATCACGAAAATCATTAATGGTAATAATGTCTTCATATCTGCTGGGCGCATTTGTGGCCGACTGGGGGAAACGGTAGATACGATTATTTAATTCCGGGGGGAGTGTTCTCCCAAACAGCTTATCTACGACATAGCCGGATTGCTTAAGAAAGTCATCGTCTAAAGAGGGTATCATATACATGTTTACAATACCCTGTGTTATCCATGAAAAAGTAGAGCCAACACCCATAAACACTCGGATAGACTGGATGTCCTTAAAGTACAGTATTTCAGCACCATTTGCCATGTTCTCAAACAGAGAGCCGCCCGCAGTAGTGAGAGACGGTTTTTCCTGACTGCCCGCGTCCGCTGACAAATCTACCGTGCTCACGACTATTACGCCGTAATTCAGATTTTTCCCGTCCATGCTGATAAGAGACTTGTACTGTTGGTTTACCGTCACCATTTCGCTACCGGTGTCCAGCCCTTCGGGTAGTGCGAGATAACTGCGGCCATAATCGGTCATCTGGTTTTCGTTGGCAATGCCGATATGACCTCGCACCACATAACATGAGCCGAACCTAAGTACATGCTGGAATGACTGCCAAACGTCCAACTGCACGGTGAGCTGAGTAGTGTATGCATTGATGTAATCCACGTGGTTGATAAAGTAATACCAATATCGCGGCGACTCCAAGTCGGGATAATCGTTATACACCACGACATAGTTGTAGTTGGACGCCTCGTTGAATGGCAGTTCGACGCGCACGGGTTGCCCGAACATGTGCATGACTCCATGTACCCTGTCAACACCGGGCTGTCGGTCAAACCATTCCTGTTGTTTCTGCGGTGACTCGAACCGGGCTAGGTCACGGTAACTGCTATCCCACGGCACGTTACAGAGTTTCAACGACGTGTTTGGCGTCCATTGCGCCCAGTTAAACGTCGCCTCGACGTTAGGGTTGATATCTCTCAGCATATTATCCCTTTCATAAAAAAATAAGGGAGTGTTTCACGTGAAACACTCCCTTTTATTATAAAGCCCGGAGCGCTCGCGTGGATTGCGCTCCGGGCCTTGTATTGCATCTCGCCGTGAGAGAGGGTAGCCAGCCGGCCACCCTCCCATCATATCACGCGGTCACGGTCACGTTCTTCTTGCCGGACACTCCGAACAGCGTGGCGGTGATATCGGATGCACCCGACTTGACGCCGGTCACGACACCGGACTCGGACACCGTGGCGTTGGCCGGAACACTGGACGTCCATGCGGCCTGCATGGTAACGTCGGCGGTTCGCCCGTCAATCATGGTCGCCGTAGCGGTCGCCGGCGCCGTATGCTTGACGGTCACGGGCGGAACGGTTACGGCAATGGATGCAATGATGGACGGGTTGAATCCGATAACACCTTCGCCAACCACCGGCACGTCCAGAGCGGCGGATACGGTGCCCGGCACTTCCGGTGTCGCCGGATTCGTATACAGCGCGGTTGCGGTAACCGGGATAGTGGTGTTCGGTTCGTCGAGGCCGACCACCAGCACGCCGGTGGGCGAAATGTACGTGTAATCGCTCTTCGGCTTAACGGTGTCACCGATAGCGTACTCAACCGCGTCCGAACGGAACGTGGCCGTGCCATCATTGCCAATGGTCGTGTCGGCTGTGACCTGTACCGCGCCGCCACGCGCCACGTTCGACGGGGTTTCCGAGCCACTACCGTACATGGCAAGTTTAAGCTGGAAGGTCGGCGTCTTGGCCGCCGTACCGGTAGGAGCCACCACCTTGGTAGTGGAACCCGCGCCCGTCCAGAACATGACGGCGGGGGCGAAACCGGACACCGAGATAATGTGCTGGACGTGCAGATAATGGTTCACCGAGTTGATGTTCACCGGATTGATCTGCTGGGTCATCTCACTGATTACAGGGATGTCAATGAGGAATTTATCAGTGGTGAGAATGGCCTGCACGCCATCAATGCCGAACCTGTCCTGCGGGATAACGATGATCCGGTCGATGGTCGGCTCCGCGTCGGTACGCTGGAACACTGTGGCGAGGCCCTGCACGTCAAGCGCCGACTTGACTTCGGGGGAGCAGAACAGTACGAGTTCGTCGGGGCGGGCAAACGTCGGCATGTGACGCGCATTATATCGGGTGGACACGAATTTCAGCGTGTCCGCCCATGCGCGAATCTGGCGCAACATGTCGCGCGCGTCGGTTTCCGTCGAACCCATGTCGTTAAGGTCATGCTCCATGTGGACACGCCAGTATCCGCCGAGCTTCGCATACTCGACAAACTGGTGGCACATGGCCTCGAACAAGTCAACCTCGGCGGCATTGTAGCAGGAGGTGAGAATCTGGGAGGTGAGCGAGGCCAGACCGGTTTCGGAGGTGAACGCACGTTGGAGTGTTTTATCCTCCGTGGTAGCAGGGTAGAAGTGGGTAAAGTCAAGACGGTGGTAGAGGCTATCCACGTCGATTTTCCATTTGCGGAAGTTGTCCGCGCCCAAGTATTCCGCGTCCGGGTCGTACACCTGTGCGAGTGGCATACCTACGGCGATTTCCTGCCACGTGTCGCCATACGCCTGAGATGCACGCTGGAAAACACTCAGCGGGTTGTTCCAACGCCACGTGTTCACGTAAGTACCGCCGATACGGTTCACCAAGGCCGAGTAAAACTCGTTCTTAAGCTGGGTGCTGGACATGAGGGTGGCCATCTGGCGGTCCATGTTCATCTGAGTGGCCGAAGGCATACGCCTCTGATACTCGGGAGATGCCTCATTGCGAATCATGTTGAGAATCTGGGCGTTATTGAACTCGGTGAGCGGGCGCAGTTGCTGTTTCGGCGTCACCACTGGAGTGGTTGGCATGATAATCATTTCCTTCCTGACTGTTAGTCTTCAAACAGGTCATCGAATGTACTGTAGATGCCGTTGTAGTCATCGTCGGTCATTTCAGCCGATTCCGGCGTCGCATTATCGTCCGGGCCGTCGTTGAACACGTGGTCTGCGGCGGCGTCGCGCATAGCCTCAATGGTTTTGGAGAGTTCCGCCACGGTCGCTTCCAAGGCGCTCAACCGGTTGGCCATGTCGGCGTCCTTATCGTCGCCCGCGTCCTCGGGTTCGCCATTGTCCTGCGTTTCAGGCTCCGGGTTTGGCGTATTATCGTCGGTCGGCCCGGCGTCCGGTTCGGTGTCGGGCGTGGTGTCCGGTTCGGTGTTTTCGGTATCGTCCATAATCACCCCTTAAAGTAAGTGGCATGACGGCAATCACGCCGTCATGCCGGTTTGCTAGGCTGTGCGGGTTCCCTCGCCGTCGCTGGGCGTTGGCTACGCACGTCTACATCCGACCGAATCGCCTTACCGATTTGCCTGCCGGTCGGGCCATCGAATCGACTTGGGACGCACACCCCGCTACCGGATATTATAGCATAAAAGTATGGCCGTCATCATTGATATGGCGTGAACCGGGTATAAACTCATCATAGGGGATGGGGGCGGCTCGATGCACGCCGCTCAAACGCATTACCGTATCGCCGCCCGTTTCCACGCCGCAATATTTGCGATTGCCGAGGATACGGAGCCTGTCATAGGTGTGGTCGTTTTTCCACGCGCCTAGTTTCCGGTCATCCGTTTCTATACCTACGGGCGCGTCCAGCCCTTCCAGTATCATGCCGTCGGTATCGGCGTAGAGTACGCGGTCGGCGTTCGCGTTCATTGCGCGGGATAGTATTCGCCTCCCGTAGGCGTTGACATATGCGGCGGTCGGCAACCATGCCAGACTGTTGGCCGACTCGGGTTTATCCACGGTAAAATCCACGCCACCGTCCACGGACGGTTTCGGGTGTAACATGGGCCGGTAAAGAGAGGCCCCGAATTTTCCCACCAGTGAGTTCAGCAACAGTTTCGCCATCTGCCTGCGCTCCCCGGTTTCTGTTTGTTTCACGTGAAACCATTTGTCCACGTATGTGTAGTAGAGTCCGTGTGATTTGCGGAATTTCCAGCCGCCGACATGCTCCCACACATGGATGTCATAGTTTTCGGCCAGCGTTTCCAAGTCCACATCCGTGACGGGCATGGTTACGACGCCTAACGTACTGTCCAAGCGTTCGCCCTCATACCCCCATACGGGTAGGATATTGGTGAGTGTCGCCGTTTTTCCCGTTTTCAATCTTGCGTCAAACGCAATGACATCGATATGGAGCGGATAGTCATTGTCATGTTGATACTTCCCGTCGTACCATATTGGTGAGCCTACCGGCATGGGCGAATCGCGCATGATACTCGGGTAGAGACTGTTCACATCCCAGCTTCGGCAATCCCGGTATTCGCCCGGCTTGCTGTATACTATCGCCCCATAGTAGGCGGGGCGCATCCGGTGATAAACATCTTTGTCCAATGGCGGAAAATGACGTTTGAATCCGGCGTAATCCCCGTCGATATAGTCGGTCATTGCCATTGACGCTATCGTAGTGCCCCTGAGATTCAGGGAAGCACATTCCTGCGCGATATTCCACGTGGTTTCCAAGTCATCCGCGCCGCCGAATGTTTCACGTGAAACATTCAAGCCATCGTCGCGCGTGACATTACGTACGTCCACAAAATCCACGGTGATACCGCCCATGCGCACACGAAAACTATAGAAGTGGCCTCGAATGTTGAACGTGCCCCATACGCCGTCCTTGGCCGGGTTCGATTGCAGGGGGAGTCGTTTCAACAGTTCGGCGGCTATGGGTTTGATGTCCTGCCATCCGTGGGCACACCATACGCGCGTATGATGATCAAGCATGGTGAGACGGATGACGGTGTTCACCGTCAATGGTTCCACGCCGTCATCCGTCAATAGTGTTGCGCCGTCTGTTGCCGCCGTTCGACGCTCTTTCATGATTCCATCCTTTTAGTGTCGTGCCGCGTTGACCATCCATTCATCAAGTCGCGTCTCTACATCACCCGCGTCCGCCTTCGTCTCCCATTTATGTGTCTTATCATTATACCATGTAGCCTCCCGTACCACGGTGCTAAAATTCGTGTTGTTTATCAGCCATCGTTTTTGACGGTTCGATAAAGACGCGAATTTTCGGGCGACATTGGAGTCGAATGCTTCAAGCTGTTGCGCGACTCTATCAAAATCCGCAACCCCCTCGTTCTCGGGGATTTTTCCAGTGCCTGCATGTAATGGCGCGCGTCCTATAAGCCCGGCGTATTCGAGTATCTCCCGTTCAAGTTTCCTCCTGCCCCCTTCTCGTATCATCATACGCGCGTGGCTCATGCCACGCTCCGACCCGAACACGTTCGCACGGTTGCGCGTGAGTTCGTCACGCGCCGAACCGCCGACCGTATGAGTGCCCAACACATCAAACGGGGATTCTCCAGCGCGTTCCATCTCACGCATTTCGCCCACCGTGTAGTTGGCCATGCTCAATGCGTCGAATTGTTGGGCACGTTTGATTTTCCGCCGTGCCTCTATACGGCGGCGCTGTTGCTGTCGTAATGTTTTCCGACGTTTCGACGGGGCGGCGGCGATTTCCGCGTCGGTAATCAACGGACGCGCCGCCAGTTCCCTATCAAGTTTCGTAATATGCACATCCGGGACAACCTGATACGGCTCGTTGTCCCGGGCCCTCAGGGCTTGCTGTTGTTCCCCGAACTCCTGCCCAATACGGCGTGCAACCTGTTCGAGTTGTTGGGCGCTGAGTTTTCCCAGAAACGTTTCGGTGATTTGCTTGGGGAGGTGTCCGGTACTGTAATCCCTGACCGCTTGCTCTCGGCGTACCTGTGCCGACCTGATGGCGGCGTTGCGTTTCAGATTGTTGGCGCGTCGGTTGTTTTTACGTTTTGCCACGGCCCCTCCTCTTATGAGTGTAAAACACCCCCCGCCGTAAGGATGGAAAACGACGGGGGGTGAGTCTGGCGGCAACATCCCTATAGGGACATTACCATGCTATCATATGACGTGGACATTCACGTTACTTGCGCTTGTTTTCCGACACTGGTTCGAGGTCGAAGAACTTATAGCCACGACGGCTCTTCTTTTCCACCACCTTGAGAACGAGTGGATGCCCCCACGTGTCCGGCGTGCCGAAAATGGCGAACAGGTTGCCGAAAGCGTGCGCCAACGTGGGGGAGGCGGCGGCAAAGTCACCCTCCTCCGCGTGGATAACGACACGGGTAGAGGAGTTGATTTCACCCGTCTCCTGATTAGCAACCTCAATAGCCTGAGCAAGCACGTTAGTGACATGCAGTGGTTCATTAAGGTGTTCATCAACCTTGTCGGCGGTCTGCATGGCGTTATACAACGCCATTTTACCATCCATAGTAGTGGTGTCGAAGAAATGAGATACGGCGTTAGCGCCGTTCACCGCAAAATTATTGCCGTTTGCTACGGTCAGTTCGTTGTCAGCCATGTGTGTTGCCTTTCCTTATAGGGTTAGTGATTATTCTTCCTCGGAAATGATATCATCTTCAACCACGTTGCCGTTGACCGACCCCGGATAGTCGATAATGGTATCATCCCCAAACTCACAATTAGCCCAATAGATTGCCTCATCCATGCGCGTCACCTGCGCATGATATTCGGCAGACATGGGGAGCATGTCCTTGTTAATCTTACGGGCTTTCTTCATTGCCATGCCAGGCGTGCGGCACGCGCCATCCACGACTACCTCGGCGTCAACAAGTTCCCCGTTTTCGCCGCGCGTAACACCGCGCACAATACTATAGTGCTTGGCTCGCTTAATATATGCCATAATCATACCGCCTTTTCTTAATGTTGCTGTTGTCGCGACATTCTTGCAATGTCTTCATCAGTATACCGTGCGTCGGTCAGATTGTCAAAACGGAGGCACGCAATTTTGATGATAGTCTGAGCGAACCCATCACCCTCCCAAGTCTTGCACATCTCATAGCAGGTTGCGCCCTTGACATGGCAGACAGCACACCACGCCACCATTGCCGGACAGTAAATAAGCCCGGACAACATTTCAATGCCCTGCGTTCGTGATAATGCGGCGTACATCGACGAATGAGGCGAAATGCTCAGACAAATGTCCGCCACATGTTCGACACCGTCGGCAAACGCCACCTGACCACCCTGAGGCTTATAAAAACCCTTGAGCAGTGCTATAGTACGGCAAAACGTTTCCCAATCGCCCTCACCACGGTTATACTCCCGCAAGTGCAGATTACGCCGACGGCCACGAATGACACGGCGCACACGGTCATCGTCCAGCACGCCATCGTCAAACCAATTCGTACGGTCATCATTGCTCTTCATAATCAACACCTCTCTACCAACGACGTATCAGCCAGCGCCCTCGCATCAACCAGCATATGAGCCACCTGAGCGTAATCACACGCATCAAACGCCACAGCCGACCAAACCAAACGACGCCCGCCGCCGTCCTGAGGCCGCACCGCATACCGCAGTTCATACGTCCGATTATGAGGACAATACACCAGCCGCACATCACCAGACTTAAGCTTGGATGAAATCACGGCCACGACTTCATCATTCGCCATCATCAAACACCTTCTTCTTCCTCGAACGGTAAACGCACTTCAATAACACCGTACAAAGTCCCATGCAGGTCAAAACAGGAATGAGCAATACCAACATACGCATCAGACCCATAAAACGCACGACGTACAACATCAAGCACGCCGTCTAGCGCTTCCTTAAACGTATCCGCCGGATACGGGCCATACACTCCCACATACTTAGGAGTAAGCTCAAACACCGTAAACGTATTAGACGTAACAGTAAAAAACCACATTACCTATCACCTTCACTTTTCAATAGGAGCATTCCACTTAGCACAAAGAACCGTTGAAGAAACAATGCGCGTACGAGTCCCAACAGGCCAATCGGCAAAACGACGAGAAATATCATAATCATGAGCCGCAAGCCAACAAACCATCAACTCAGCGGCTTCAATACAATCCCAATAACGCGCGTCAAGACCACAGTCCTTAAGATAATTCTCAAACATCTGCCGACACAATTTCTTCATTTTTCTTCCTCCGTCCTTGTGTCTGTTTTTTTAACCAAGACTTACATTATGCCACACACATACGCCGAACACCTGAACAAGTTTCACGCCCATCTCATCACCACCATTTCCTTGCCGTAAAAACGCTCAGGATGCTCAGAAACAAACCTCATCAAGCGATAAACAAAGCCCACCATATTATCCATAGCCGAACAAACCTCACCAGTACAAGGGTCATACGTTTCAGTAAAAAACCTTACAACCACGAACCTCTTTAAGCGATAACGCAAGACAAGAACCTCCCTCCCATCCAGCTCACGAGCCTCAAAACAAACAGAAACACCAGTCATCTCAACCGTCATCCTTTCCACATCCTTGGCTGATAATTAACATAATACAACACCACAAAACACGACACGCAGAAACATCAAAAAAACCCGACGAAAAAAAGAACAAGGAAAGAGAATACAACAGAGGCGATAATAAATGACAAGACAAGAACGGTAATGAAAAACACAGAACACAACACAATAACAAAACACACAACAGAACAGTTATGGAAAAAGGCTAGCTGGCAGGGACCCACCCCTCCTTTT